CCGACTTCACCAAGTCCGTATACTTTCCAAAACTGTTCGTCACCCGAAATAAGATTCCCGTCGTTATCGTATACGGGTTTCCGTGATTCAATCGCGTCGATGATTGATTGCTCCAATAACGGTTTTCCCGTCAAATGGTCCACGTTGTCTTTATAGGTTGATTTAATGAATGAATATTTGTTCGACGGTTGCATTAACTTCGTGTGGACCCAAAAACGCGAAACCGGATTAAAATCCAAAAATATTTTGTCGCGTGTTCGAATCTCTAATTGCGTAAATGCGTCCCACGTAATACGGTTACACTCATTCACGAATAAAATATCCCTACGCGCTCCCCTTAATTTTGCGTCATTGTCCGCACTAAAAAACTCAATGGTCCAATTCCCTAACTTGTAAGTTGAATCGGTTTTGTTGTGCTTTTCATCCGAATACATACCCTGTTCGATTAGTATCTTGAAAAAGTCCCGCATAACTCCCCGCTTTAAATGCGGAATTGTTTCGGCAACAACTGAAACAAGTTTCGGCGTTTGGCTTCGTAAAGCTTTAACGATCAACATTTGAGCCGTTGAGTAAGTCTTGCTACTACTGGAACCGCCCTGTAAAACAACGAAGCGGTTGCCGGGCATGGCTTCCGCTATCTTAACGAATAAGTTTGTGAATTTCATTCCTCGCCGTTCAACGCATCGTTTAATTTGTCCGAAACCTGAATTTGCAACATTCCCGAATTAATATTTTCGTTTACTTGCTTTTCGAAATATCCGCGCTTCTTCCCTTTCGTCTTTAAAAAGAAAATCGTCGACGTTGGATTCCCGTCCTTTATTTGCTTATGTAGTTGAGATTCAGCGAAATCGATTACAATATTTTCAATGTCGTCGCATTGTTTCGCGAAATCCGGGTCATCGTTATAATAGTTGTAATAAGTTCCGCGATCAAGTCCCGCAAGTTTACAAGCCGTTGTAACAACTCCCAACGATTTTTCCATCGCTTCGATTAATCTCCTTTTATTTTGTTGAATTTTGTTGATTTTACTCATATTAAACGTTTAATTGGATTGCAAAGCTCGTTCCTCTGTGTTTTGCTGATTTTATCCAGTTCGGATAAGTTTTTACCAACTTGTTGATTGCTTCCTTTTCTTTTTCAATTCGGTTTGAATCCCTACAACCTCCAGTCATTTGTGTGTGTTCGTGTTGCATAAATAAAACATTGCTTCGAACCGTTACCCCTTTCTCTTTTAAATGTCTTAAAGTTAATTCGTAATCCTCCTTAACTTCGAAATCCTCATCAAAATAAAATTCACCGTCATTTATAACCCCCATACAAGAACCCAAACAAACGCCGTTAAATAAAAACGGGTTGTAAGAGTAATTAGTTAAATTATTACCAACCGTAAAAAAACCGTTTATTTTTGATCCTGTTTGATAACAAACTTCAAATAATTTAATTATTTCATTTATCGCGACTTCTTCATCTTTTAACCTTACAACCTTATATTTTAATTTCGTTCGCTCAATAAAACCCATGTATTGCAAATCGTCGTCAATAAAAAAGATATTACAATCGTTTGATTTCAATATGTAATTCCTTGTTGCGGTTATTCCTTTTACTTCGTCAGGGACTCCAATTATATTTTTGTGAAAAGGTTTGTATTGCTCAACCTCTGATTCCGGTACGTAAACAAAAGCGGATTTAAAAATATCAGAGGTTGTTACCTTTCCCGCTCGCCCTTTTGACGGTATTGCAATTTTAAAGTCCAACACGTTGTTTAAATGTTTCAAGGTTAAAAACTCGTTCCAATCCGGTTGTTGCTTTATCTGATGCTGACCCAATTTTACAACCTCCTTGACGAACTGTTTTGCATTTAAATATATTCCTCAATTCATCCCATTCCGTTGAGTTTTCGTCGGCCATTATTATTATGTATTCTTTTTTTGGGATTACTTGCAACGACTGTTCGATTTCTAATTCCTCACCCTCGTTTAGTTCATCCAATGACGAAGCGTCAAAAGATATTAATTCCTCTTCATCAAAACCCCATGAAATCAATTCTGTTTTATTGAAATGTTCCTCCAACAAATTAAAATCAAACGACCCCGTGTTTTTATTCAAACGAACGTTAAGTTCTCGTTCCTGGTCAATCGTTAAATCCAGTTCAACGCATGGCATTTTTTCGAATCCCATTTCACGCGCGACTTTCGTTCGTTGATGTCCTCCGATAATAATTCCAAAACGATCTTTGTTTATGTTTACGATTACGGGATCGACTAAACCAAAACGATTAATTGAATCTTTGATGGTTTGTTTTTGTTCGTCCGATAATTTTCTTGGATTGTACTCCGCGCCGACAAGTTTATCAATTTCCCATTCGACGACTTTTAGTGTTGTGTTATTCATACGAAAGACTCTTTTTCGATTATACTCAAATTTACGAAAATAATTCTAAACGGTTCAATTCGGCGGTTGGCGGAGAAAAGTGCTCCACTTATTTCTCGTTTTATTACTTTGTTCTTTTATTTATTATTATACTCTTTTACTCCGCTAAACCGCCCAAATTAAGGGAAGAAAATAGTTAAGTAACTAATAATAAGATAGTTATAATAAAAAGCGATTGGGCGGGCTTAGGCAGTCTTTTACGCCTAATCGCCTAGATATTTTTAGACCGCTTAGTCTGTTTTTAGTTGTTTGGTTGTAATTTAATCGCCTAAACCGCCTATTTGGTTGTGTTAAGAAAGGCGGAAAGGCGTAGTTTTAACCGTTAATATTCCACTCTTTTATTTCAAATCCTCTCTTTGGATTCTTAAAAGAAGTATAAAAGAAACCGTTTTGTTCCGCTACTCTTTTAATAGAAGCGATGAATTTTTGAGTTGAAAGATTTTTGAATTCTTTGTGTTTAAGTTGGAATATTAGCAACGCATCGCGAGTATATTGTTTTTCACCTAACCAAAGATAAATTCCCGAATTAATTGCTTTGTCTAACGCTTTGTTTTTGTCGTTTTTAGTTGCGTTTAATGCCTTTAATTCGTCGATAAGTTTTTGTGATACACGTTCGCCGATTTTAGTTTCTAATAGCTTAATAATTTTACTCATAATAATATATTTTAAGCTAATATAAGGCGATTTAGGCGGACTTCCTAATAGCACCAAATTTTTGATCCGTCGTCAAGAATTATGTAATACCGTTGTGTTTTTTCATCGAAGAACGGCCGATAAATTTCGTTGTCCAGGTGAAGGAATTTCAGTTTTTTCGATTCCTCATCAATAAAAAAACCGATAAAATGTTGATCGTTTTCGGATTCAAACAGTTGCGTTCCGATTGCAAGTTCGCCACCCATTAGCGCGATAATTGACGAAATGGCGACGGCGATTTGCTTATAAGTTAGGACGACTTTTTTGTTTTCCATTCGGTAAAAATAACAAAATTGCAATAACAACGTTCGTCCCTCACGCGGTCGCGTCAACGCTTTATTGCAAGGCCATTATAAACACTTCTTTATCCTCATCAAACTGCTCTAATTTTTCCTTTAAATCTTTTACTTTCATATTGTTGTGTTTTTAATTTGTCCGAAGAATTCCGCATCTGGAACGATTACTTTTCGGACTGGTTTATTAGTATTCCAAAGTTTATATCCGCCATTGTTTGGGACGTAGGTCGCAACGTGGTGTTTTCTACCGAACGCGATACGATCAAAGATTGACGGAATCCATTCGATGATCGTTTCGTTTGGTGTGTGTCGAATTATTCTGAAATCCATTTTTGAATATTTTCTTTAAACGATACAATTGAAAACGGTTTTTCAATTGATTTAATGTAAAAGAATAGAATCGCCCAGGCAACGAAAAGAGTCGCGACGGTTATCCACCAAAACGAACCGATTCCGATTTTGTCAAGGATTAGGTAAAGAATAATCCAAAGCGACCACCCAAATTTTGCGGGCATATCGTATTGACTAATAACTTGTTTTTGTTGCTTCATGGAGTGTAATTTTTGCGATTAAATTTTTGTGACGTTTTTCAAGTTCGTTGAATTTGTTGTGAAACTTGTCCAAACTGATTCCGGTATGGTTGGCCATATATTTTTGAACTTTAGTTGTTGCGCGTCTATGTTGCGCCACGTGGCGGGATATTACGTCCCGCCTTAAATGGCAACTGTTTTTGTTAAAAATTACTTTCATACTTCCAACCTTGAATTGTATTAAAACATTTTTTAACACCTTCGTTATTCTCCCAAATACGACCTTTTAAATTAATTTGAACGGTAAGTTCTGAGCCGACTTCAATCGATTGAATTTCGTCCGCTTTTTCTTTGATGAACTCAATTTCGATTGTTTGCGGATATTGATCCTCATTCGTTTCGATCCAAATTGATGCTTTTTTAAAATTGTTCGCTCCTACTGTTTGAACTGGGTTCACTTGAACTACTTTTCCTGATACTTTCATTTTGTTTATGGTTTTATAGTTATGATTTATTGAATTCTAATTCTACCGGCGCGCTTCCATGCTCCACGTTTTGTTTTCTTTTCAAAAACGATGTATTTCGCACCAAGTTCGATTTCTTCGAAACTTCTCATTTTTCCTTTTTTTTCTTGTCGTCGCCAACTTGCCTGTTGTCCTAATTGGTCTACTATTTTTAATTGATTCATGTTTTAAAATATTATTGATTCAACCCCGTCCATTACAACCGCTTCGAATCCTAGTTTCCTGAGTCGTTTAATTCTGTATTTCTGCAGCTCGGCAATTTTACCACCTGGTTTTTTAACTTCGATAAATCGGGTTGTTCCGTCTTTTAGAAGCATTAAGTCGGGATAGCCGTTTTTGTTGCATTTCATAAGTTTAACAACTTCCCAACCCTTCGATTCGTAGTGTTTCGTGATTTTTGACTGGATTGCTTGTTCGGTCATGGTTCCGGGAGTGTGTTAATTATTTCGATTCCTTCTTTATAAATTTTAACATTAAACAACTTAACATCATGACTTAAAAGCCCCGAAGGGCTGTCATTAATAGTTTAATGATTTAGCGTAAGCTGATGCTAAGTTATTAATAGTTTCATAAACATCACCGTTAAAATAACATCCTAAGTTTTTACTTAATTGTTGTTTATAGTAAGTTTTATCACCTCCAAAGTAAGACTTAGTTAATCTTTTCTTTTCTTCGTTAGCTGTTTCAGAAACCTTTTTTAATAATTCAATGTTAGTCATTTTCGTTGTGTTTTTGTTATTGATAAATCAAAGATAAGCTAAATTAATCTAGTGAACAAAAATATTCAGTAAATTATTTTAAAAAAGATTTAAAAACTCGATTCGTGAAGTCTTTTTTC